TCAATCATGTTGTGTTGACGTTGCTCACTTTCCCAAGCACTGCTCAACATGTCACCGCACATCCTGCATTTAAAATTGCAGAGATTGCTGAATCTATAATCCCAGCTCACAGGTTTCATAGTAGTGTATCCTGTGCTGTCGGTGGAGTTCCATATCTCGTCTTGTTTATGAGCAAACAGTTGATTGAAATAACTGCGATACACATCAGTGTTCAATAATTTATCGTTGCACACTTCACACTCGGGCAAGACTTCGCCAGTCATCATACGACGACGCACACTACGCATGTGTTCACTGTTCCAGTGCTGATCCAAGGTGATAGGAATGTACTTGCCTGTGCCCGAAGCAGTGTCTATGTACTGCTCAAAGTTTTGCGCAGGTTCTCTTGACGCACAACACATCCTGCGTTCAGTCTGTGGACTGAGGTAAGTGTGCGTCCACGGTGCCATGCACAAGGTTTTAGATTTTGTTTGCATAATCTAGTAAAGGATCAATGATTTCTTTTTGTACACGTTGTTTAATCAACTGTAAATCAGTGTAGTGTGCGTAATTATGCTGGATTTTCTCCTGGGTCAATTGATCGTAGGGCCTGCGTTCAAAGTCGCGTACATTGTTGATAATTATATCTAATTTGTTATCGTGTTGATTGACATCAGTATTGGTCACACGATCATAACTTTCATCAAAAAGATTTTCGTAAGTTTCAAAGCCCAGTGCATGCAGTCGTTCAAGTGTGTGCGATTGTCCATAGATCATAAAAGGATGTTGATGTGCTATGGGTTTATAAGTCTTTTCCGTGATAAAAGGATACGGACCTATATAACAGACGCCTTGTACCAATAAATCGTCGTCGGGCCTGCGGCCATATCTTAGATATTCTTCAGGGTCATCGCTCCATGTTTCTGCTGCTAGAGTAAAGTAAGTTGCATCGTACCACTCGGCATTGAAATGCCGATCCCAAGGTGGTCGTTTATCTTCGCGATCGCCAGGAAGATATATGCCACGTGCGGCAAAACTGTACACGCAATCATCTAAATAAGGTTGCATGCGGTCGAACAACAAGGTACGATGTGCCTTTTCATAGTTGATGGGCATTAATGCTAGTTTTTTATAGGTTTTATCTGGAGTGTATGACTGGTTCAATATGCTTTCTGCTTCCACATACCAAAACCAATTGGCGTTGTGTAGTGCATAATACCGTTCCGGGTCCATGAACCGATAAGTCTTTTTAAAATAATCATAAGGTTCAGACAGATTATCTATAATAATTCTATGCCCCTGCTCATATAAATCTTGCCACCAATGATTGGCAAAAATAGTTGCCAATACCAATGTGTGTTTGTCATAGGTCTTTGTGGGATCGTACACTGTGACATTAAAATATTCTTTTAAAAATTTGTGTAGAGTATGGTTTGAACCCGACTCGATCAGGACTGTGGGTTTAGTTGGGTCCATGATAATCAATCAATTTGGCAAATTCTGGTTCCACATCCAGGAGATTTTGATTGCGTTTACGATCTAAATCAGCTGTGCGCATACGTAAGATATTGCCGTCTAGGCTCATACCGTTGTTTATAAATTCTACTATGTTAACAAATTCTTTTTTGATCTGATCTGTCACTTGAGCGTTTAACAACCGATCAGCAATGACCTGCTTGGCTGATTCAGGCAGAGTGGCTATGCTAAAATAGTATGCTTCGTGTATCATATTCCAATATACAAAATCAAATTTCTGTGCGTCAATCCACGTGGCCACGTCTTCCAAATAATAAACATTGAATACATTTACTGTACTACAAACTTGTAATCGTATGTTGTTATGCCTTTTGCGCATGAGTTTAAATTTTTGAATATTATCAAGCACCTCACTCCACACCGCATTGGTACGCTGATACTCAAATCTGTCACCCACATCGTCTATGCTAAAAGCTATTTCCACTGTCTTGAAATGGCGCCAGATATTTTCAGCCTGTTCTGGCCACTGTGTGCCATTGGTGTTGTAGTGTATCTCTATGCCGCCGGCCAGGCCCTGGTCTACCAATCTCTGTAGTAAATCAAAGTGTTCTTGTATCATGAATGGTTCGCCGCCGGTAAACTCAATATACTGTATTTGATCTACAATTTTTTCAATCTCGGTCCAAAACACAGGATTTTCTCTAGGCCAGGCACCTTGTCGCAACATGCGATAATGATGATTACTTTTACGATCCTCATTGGGTCCTAGGTTGGCCAATTCTTCTGCGGCAAATGTTGAGCTAGACCAGCTGCCACAGATACGGCATTTGAGATTGCAGATATTGCCCAGTTTAAGATCCAGGAACATCAAGGGTTTGGCATCCGCAGACCAGTCTTGGTCTGGCAACATGTGTTTAAGACGATCTAGTGTGTGCATGCGTTTGCTGGTACGGCCAGCACATTCTTCTTTCCAGCATTTTCTACAGGTCTGTGGTTGCTTGGCATCAATAAATTCCTGGCGTAATTCACGCATGTAGTGGCTGTTTTGTATAGCTAGAAAGCTGGCAGTGTTCAAGTCAAACTTTTTGCCAGTGTTGTCTACGATTTCATCTTCGGCCAGACAACAAGGTCTGACTGTGCCTATAGGACTGGTCTCCAAGCTGACCCAAGGTAACACACAGAATTTTTCATGTGGTAGGTTCATACTCGTGTGTGTGCGGGTTTGTACTGAATGATCTCTGCCAATTCTGGCACCGCATCAATCAGGCGTTCGTTGCGACTCCAGTCAAGGTCACTGGCTGTTTCCCAGAAGTCTGTGAGTAACTGTGTGCGATCCTGTGCCAGCATGAACTTGACAGCAGCTTCAAATCCGCCAGTGGCACGTTGTAGCGGATCCCGGGGACGCAACCATTCTATGTGTGCTTCAAACTCTGCTAGAAAACGTTGTTTAATATCATCAGGCAGTATGTCAATTCTATACTCCGAGGGACTCTGTAGGATGTTCAAATTAAAGTCACCGGCGCGGATGAAATTCTGATCCACCATGTAACGATGGAACTTGGTAAAATTCCATATGTTCATTATGCTCAGGGTAGGAGATATCATAAAGTCAATGTGCGGACACTGAGCTTTTAGATCTCTGATGTTTTGTTCTACTTCTGCCCAGTTAGTGCCCGAACGGATAACAGCCGCTCGCTCGCCCATGTCGTCTAGGCTTGCAGCCACACATACATTGGAAAAGTGTTTCCACAACTCTAGTACTGATTTCTTTTTGTAGCGTAATTCTGTTAGGTTTGTATTGTATATCAAACGCAAACGGGTATTGCCAGACTCAATCAGCTTTTCCAGGATACGTGTGTGTTCTTCCATTATTAATGGCTCGCCACCGGCAAAATAGATCTGCTCTAGATGCTGAATCTGCGGCTCCATTTGTTGCCATATGTCCATTTCTGTGCGGCCCGCAAACTGCACTCTGGGGCGCAGGGGCTTGCCGTTATTCAATCGCACGTCATCGTCGTACCAGCGTGAGCTAAAGATACTGCCGCAACTGCGACATTTAAGATTACAGATGTTTGAAAACCGCACGTCCCAGTAACGCAGTTTCATTTCGGGATGGGTGCCGTCAGGCAGGGTGGCATCTACTTCTGCTATGTGTTGCCCAAAGTGTTTGTTTGAATTGTTGCGCATGCTGGAGAACCCAGCATCTTCTTGTTCATAACAACGTGTGCATTGCTTTGACGGTTGATCTGCCAGCATGTTGCGTCGAATTTCACGCATGGGTTCGTCGTTCCATATGGTTTCCATTGACTGTTCTTTGAGATTGCCAATATGATGTGCATCCTCTCCCAGGCAACAAGGAAACGCTCTACCGTCGGGCCAGCCATGCATGTGAATCCAAGGGATCATGCAAAAATGATCACTGTCTATCAGTCGCCCGCGCTGTTGGTCACTTAGTTTTTCTATGGGAATGTATACTGGTACACGATCTTTCCAATTGTATTTCATAATGAGTTGTACCATTCTTTTAATTCAGGAAACGTTTCACAAAAGTTCTTGCCACGGCGCTGATCGTACTGCTGATAAAACTGTTTAAAATCATTGTGTAGCTTGGGCATGTCAAATGTGTCTGAATGCGGAGTTTTGACCACGTCTAGGTAATCAATCAACCGTTGCATGTGATTGATTTCGTGTTCGTGCATGAGTGGACTATCTTGATTAAGTTGTAGCCAGATTTTAAGATTGTTTTTGTATTGTGTGCGAATGTTATCTGGCAACACCAAGGCACTTTGAAAACTAGGAAAACGCAGTATGTTCAAGGTAAAGTTCACACGCTCGCGACCATAAACTTGTTTGAGTCGGATCAATTGATTCAACAAATCTGGAAGACTGTCCAGGCACAAGGCATTGATAGTGGCCATACAATGCACAGCCTTGATTGCATCATGCTCTAACAGTTCTTGTACATTGTGCATCCATAGATCATAATCAAGTCCATCTCTGATGTACTCGGCCTGTGCACCAATGCTTTCCTGGCTGGTATAAATCTCAAGATGTGGAATATCTTGTATGCGATTAATAAAGTCCAACAATTTTAATCGGTCCATGCCCAGGTTTGAATTAATGGCTAATCGAGTCTGACTGCGTCCTTGATTGGCCTTGAACCAATCAATTAACTTCCAAGTTTCTCCTGACATCAATGGCTCACCGCCGGTGATTCTTAGTTCTTGTAGCGTTTGGTGTAGGTCTGTTTCCCACCATGCAAAGAAGGCCTCAACATACGGATTAGTTTCACCGTAGCGATACAGCTGACTATGGTCATGAGCATGGGTAAAGTGATTCCTACCGTCGCTAACCAAGCCGGCATATGGCCCATTTTGATTGATATCACGGACCCAGCTACTACTAAAGGCGGGATTGCAATAGGAGCAAGCAAACTGACAAGTACGGTCAAAAGCAATTTCCAGCGTTCTGAGGTTGACATCTTCTTGATGCGGTTGAATATATGCTTCATCTAGGGCCTTGATAGGATAAATTTTACTCTTGTACACACGGTCGCTAACAGCATCGCGGCCCATATCTTCGATCTTCCAGCAATATTCACAACCCTTGGGGCGGTTGCCTAACTGCATGTTTAACCGATCTATTTTCTTTTCTACTGTGTTGTGTATAGCACTGGGATTAGTTTTGATAGCTTCTGCATCAATGGCATGTGCCGGAGGATGATGACAGCTTGTAGTCTGCCCAGATCCTAGCCAAATGGTAGCATTGTACCATTTGGCCGCACAGAAGCTGGCACTTTTTGTGTCAAGGACCTGCTGACGGAATTTTAAATCATTCATTGAATTGATACCGGGCAATAAATTGGAAAAAACGTTCGGGAAATTCTTTACGGACCTGCAGGCGCATGTCTGCTAGATGTTGTTGATTGTATTTACAGATATTTTGTGCAGACGCAAGGAATTCATCCAGATTTTGCTTGCACAGGTCCGTAACCACCTCACTAATACGTTCAATGCGTTTTTGTGAATCTTCAATTTGATCAAAACTTTCATCAATTAGGTGACCAAAAGATTTAAATCCCAAACGATGCATGTCTCTGTAATAACCGGCATTGGCCACAGCTATCCAGGGATGAGCCATGGCAATGGGCTTCCAAATTTTTTCTGTACGAAAACTGTAAGGATAATCAAACACTGTTTCTGTGACCAGGCTAAAATAGGTGTCTATGTAAGGTGCAGGCTCAATGTATATTTCTCCCCACTCTTGATTAAACAGATCGCTTTTTACGAATCCAGAATCAAAAGTCTTGTTGACCTGTTGACAATATCTATCTACTTCGTATTGTTCTGGCAGGGTTTTGACATCAGTGGCCGTGAGCATGAGATCCTGTCCTTGGTACCATAGTGCTAGTTGCCCATGAGAACCTGAACGATTTTCCAAATTGGTCCACAAGGATTGACCTAACACACCATCTAATTTGAATTTTTCCAACAGGTATTTTCTATGAGGACGACTACGTCCATTTAAAAATAAAAATTTGTATGGCTTGTGTCGGGTCTCGTATATGCGCGATGATTGACTCGTGGCTTGTTGATTTTCCTCGTAGTCTAAAATCTTAGGCAAAAAACTTTCATACTGCAAGCAAGGCCAATCTGAATCCATGTCGCCGCCACCGATCAACAGCACTCGGTGACCGCGGATCAGATCACCGCATTTGTGTACATGTTCACAGTGATCTCTGAGTGTAGAGCTTCCTTCGGTTGGATTACTCAAGATCACTCGTATGGTGTTGGATTCGACCAGTTCACGAATGTGCTCTCGATTGTGATTCATCTGTGCCCGGCCAATCAAGTACACAGCACCCGGCACTACGTTATGTTTGCTGAAATCAAAAAAATCTCCGTCCATCCAAGGCAACACCAGATCGTACACTTCACAACATACATCCAGTATTAATTTACGATTGCCTAGCATGATACTCGCATTCCTTCCACCAGGCGTTCATTTCTGGAAATGTTGTTAAAAAGTCAGTGCCGCGGCGACGATCGTGTTCACTAAAGAATCTATAAAAATCTGCTTTATTTTTTTGTAAGTATGTAGAATCTAACCTTTGCCCATCACGCATCCAGGCTATGTCACGATCTAGACGTGCTATCTCGTAATCTTTAAAGCCTTGAAACGGAGCTTCTGGTCGTTCCGTCTGTCTGATCATCCAGGCCCATAGTTGTTCAAGTTGATCCACATAACTTTCAGGTAAGAGTTGCAGACTTTGCCAGGCAGGCTGGCGAAGCACTGGCGTATCAAACCACACACGCTGATATGTTGTACTGTATATCTTGCGTAGACCAAGTATACCAGCAAACAAGTGTGGCAAACCAGTGACACTCAAATTGTTCATGGTCACAATAAATGTTACGCTGTTACGTCCTGGAATTTCTGTGAGGAACTGATTTACACGGTCCCACAGCAGATCAAAGTCCAGGCCGTGTCTGATATACTCGGATTGAGGTCCAAAACTGTCCAAGCTCACATACTGCATGAAGTGTTCTATCTGTTCACCTTCACATAACTGTTTGACATAGCCCAAATACTTCTGCCATGACCGCTCATCCACACTGAAGTTACTGGTCACATTCAAGTGAAGCTTGGGACTAGGATTAGCAAATACATAATCAAATACACGATAAGTGTTTTTGTCTAGCAATGGCTCGCCGCCGGTCATACGGAAGTGTTCTAGCTCTGGATACAAGTCGGGCCACCAAGACCAGAAGGCGTCTACATAGGGATTGTGTTCTCTTACTGGGATAGGACGGTTGCGGCCAACAAAGTGACTGGGATCATTGTGAACACGGCTAGTAGGAAATCCTCCCAGTTTCTCAACTTCGTCCGCCCATGAGGAACTAAACTGTGGACTGCAATAACTACATTTAAGATTACAAGCATGATTAAAATTAACTTCAACATAACTAGGTAAGACATCTTCTTCTCCGGTTGAATTTACCACGACATCAAAATCTTTGGCAGCCCAAGGCTCGCCACTTCTATAATGTCTGTCACTAAGTTTATTGTTGTCTTCCATGTTCCAACAATAGCTACATTCTGCTGGACGTTCTTGCCGTAACATAATTTTACGCTGTTCTTTTTTGTGCGGAGTATTGTGTAGTGCTGATGGATTATCTTCTAACAACTCTGCAGGAATAGGGTGTAGAGGTGGATGGTAGCAACTGTTGTTTAGGCCCGTGGGCAAGTGCAAGCTGACCTGTTTCCATTTAGCCAAACACAAGGCTGGTCCCAATGACTGTTGCATCTGTTCGGCACTGTGCAAGAAATCACTTTTTACCATCCTTCTTGTTGCCTTATTACATCTATCTCTCGCACCATCAAACCTCGATTGTGCCAATTGCTACGATAATGATGTTTAAAAAACTTGCTGGCATTGGCATCAAGCATGATCATGGGAAGATCCAATTGTGTGTGCAGATCTTCACTGACCCGTCCAGCCACAATTTCAGGATCATGATCCTGCACGGTTTTCCATAGATCTTCAAGAGCATCAAAGTCCTGTACCAATCGATAGTCCCACTCAGTGAGCATGGTCATATAAGTGCCCATGCGGCTACCTGCTACGGACCAGATACCGTGTTCCACATCGCGACCCACATTGTGCCATATGGTCAAGTGATCAAGATTTCTATGATGCACACGTTGTTGGAATTCTGTCAAGCTGGGTCTGGCTCCCTTGTTCAGGCACATTTTGACACCTTCACGGAATCCAGCACGCCAGGCCTGTTTTTCACTGGCATTGGGATATGTGGTCGAGTAGCAATCATGCATGGCTATGTATTTGGGATCAAAACAAAATTCCACATTGCTTTCTGTGGCACCATCTGAGTTTTCATGTGTACGCATGTCCATGACAAACTGTTGGGTCCAGCAACTGAGTCCACCATTGCCGTACATGAGACCATTGATGTGATTTCTGCTTCGCCAACGAAATACACAATCTACATTGGTACTATCAAGTTCTAGTTGTAGATTAAAAAACTTTGCATCTGGTATGTTGTCGCCGTCGATCAACACAAATCTTTCACTGCCACTGGCTTCAGCGGCTGCCTTGTGTGCCGAATCACTTCCTTTGATGCCATCCACACGACGTGCCCATGGTATCATGTTTTTGATTTTTATCCAGTTTTCTTCTTTGTTGGGCTCATCATAACTGAGATAGATACAGTCTAGATCTGCTATGTCTATTTTGTTCATTGCAAACTCCATTTTACGTGCGACACATTTTCGTCAACCACAACACAAACATCGTGTGGATCACAGGCTGTGCCTGTTGACAAATTGGGTCGTAATTTTGTTGCCATCCCCACAGTCGGTAGATCTACTAATTTTTGATCAACCACGCGAACATTGTGAGATCCAACAAGATATGTGTTTATGTCCACCTCAACGTAATTACCTGGTAAATCTTCCATGGTGTAATACATAGGACTGCCATCGTCATTGTAGTATAATCTATAAAATACCGCTGGTGCCTGGACCGCGGATTCAGACCATATTTTCCAAAAGTTTTCAACAGTCAGCTTATTCATCGTCTTTGCGTTGTTCGTTGCGTTGTTCTTGTATGGTTTTTTCACGCCAGATCCTGCGTGGGTTGCCACACAACAAGCAGTGTGGACGACCGCAGTTCATGGCATGATGCTTGGCATATCTATGATATTCTTTTACTGTGACCCCGTGAGCTCGGGCAATTTTTACTTGACGTATTTCGGCATCGCGTGTTTTGCTGATGCGGCGGCTGTGTTTGACTTTATCATGATCATTGCTCATTGTATCCTCCAATCTTTCTTGTGATAGTGTACGAATCCTGATTGTGCAATAGTGTTTATCCGGAAAGGATCTGTTTCCCAAATTAACTCCTGAGTCCAGTCGTCGGTCTTTATGGGATTGATACCGCGTTTCATGTGTACAATACTGGGACCAACTCCAACAGGCAAAGTCACACGTTCCGGGCCCATGATCTTGGCGGCCATGGCATAGACCACATCGGTGCTGGGTTGATCATCTGCAAACTTCAACAGTTTACGGAATTCGGTCCAATGCTCAAATATTTGCCGGACCAGATCAAAAAATTCCTTGGCTGTTGAACTCAATCTCCAGTAAGTGACAGCGTTGAACACATCTGGCAAATGATTAGTATCAAAGCATTTTCTATAAGTCCTCACTGAGGACGATTGTCCATAAAAATCTCTGCAACCTAGACTGATCACAACATCGCGCAGTTCAAACAAGGTCCACCAATGGTCCACTGGGCTGGCTACAATCATGTCAGCTTCTAGTTTGATAGTTTGTCTATAAGGACTGACACTAAACATTTGCCAGTCGTTGGCCCAGCCGCCCTGATCTCCATAGGGTAACATGTCCGCGGTAACTATAGTGACATTGGCCGCAGGATGGAATTGATAAAGACTGTGAGCCAGTTGTTCAGCGCAAGCTTCGTACACAGGCCCAATGGCAGGAATAACGTATCCACGTTCAGCAACAATTGGCAACTATGTCTCCTAGTTGTTGTTTGCCCATGGCATGGAAATCTTGATCATGCAATTCAATCCAGCGCGAGCGTTGCAAGTGATCCTCAAACTCCACACGATAAGAATCCGAATCAGTTTGCGTCAACCGGTATTCTGGCATGACCGAAGCCATGCTCCAAGGTACAGCAGGCACGTCCAGAGTGTGCCCTTGTAATAGGCACAAGGCAATACTGAGCGCATGGTCGTTGCGATAGGTGGCCTGATTGATTTTGTATATGCGTCTGTAGTGTGTCCAGTTGTTGCGTATCATGGCCATGGCTTCAAATATGAGTTGACTGTGCTGGCTACGATTAAACCACATGACCGTAGCCCACCACATGGGCATGCGCACATCTCCAAAGGTATCGTGCCCCACAAAGTCATTGACTCCTGTGGCATCATAGGCTCGGCGAAAGCACAAAAAATCTTGATTGGTATCCATGATAGTTCGTAGTTGATCACTGGCCACCACATAATCTGCATCCAAGACCAAGGTACGATCCCAAGGACTGGCATCATAAGCAGTGACTCGGCTTTGGTTGTGCCAGGCCATGTTGATGTTGTAATCCCCAAACCATCTTGAGTTGGAGTTGTCTGTGACGGTATCAGTCACAACGTGTGTGGGTATACCAAGATGACGCTCTATGTTTTGGGCTGACCAGCGAGCCATGGCCACATAGTCTATGTGATCATTGTTGTGAGCAAATATCAAAGCTCCCGTGGTCATCGTTGTTGGTTCGACTGTTCGTATTCGATCAGCCAGGCATTCAAGCATTCTTGCCAGCGTTGCAAGGCCAGTTCATACAGTTCTTCGGCCTGTATCCGGACAGGATTTTCGTACAGATCCAGGATCACCACAGTGCCCGAGCACAGTTTTAACAGGGTCAGCAGTTCTGGACCGGCCTGCCACATGCCTCCGGCATGAGCAAAAGTAAATTTGGCCTGGTATTTTTCTCGTAATGCGCGGCGAGCAGATTCATGCTCAAACCTAGCACGGGCGTGTGCCACAAGTTGATTGGTATCCATAGGATTATTATACTACAAATTTACCGCAGAGTCGAGCGTTTTGGCTAGTGATTAAACAACCGAAGCTGCAATAGTTGGTGTGCCCCAGCTGTCGGTAAGAGACGCGGTCGACGGTGGAATAAATCTGCACAATACCGCAGGAGCAGTGCCAAAACTCACATACGGGCTTGCAGTATCGGTGCCACCAGAAATATTGGCAGTAGAACCTACAATGGCTGTTCCACTGCTACTCCATAAGGTCCTCAAGGTCAGTGTGGTCCTGCCAGCATTGACTTCGGCAGTGACCCTTATGAAGTTACCAGTGTAAGGACTCACTGGGTCGTTGATTTGGAACATGGTAGTGGGTGCTGCACCTGATCCAAGTGTGTACCATCCTGTGGTACTCGCTACAGGCTGGGGATTGACTGAACGAGTGAATCCGCTATAGGGTATAGTGGCAATAGTTTGACTGGCGCCGTTGACTCGTCCACTTAGATACAGTTGACCCACTGTGCCCACAAAGACGTTCCAGTCTGGGTCAGCATCGGTCACGTTGGCAGTTTTGCTCATGTCCAAACGAACTAGGCCGCCGGCATTCCAAAAATATCTGGCTTGATCAGCACTGGGAAAAGTGATGACATGAGTCCATGTAATAGTCCAAGCAGATTGTCCAGATCCAGTGGCTGTGGTCTTGGCTGTACTGCCCGTCCAGGTGTTGCTGGTGGTTCCAGAAGCTGCAGCATCGCCACGATTGGTTGTGCAATTGGTCAGGTCGGTATTTACGGCAGATAAAATACCAATGATATCTCCAACCACTGGGTTTACCCTGGATGTGATTGTTGTGTTTGTTTGAGCGGCCATGCTGGTGATTCTACTGTTCAGGTTGGCCCATTGTGTGGCTGTTACATCAGTGCCAGCTGCTACCGTGGTCAGTGTACTGGCTTGTCCCCAGCCACTATCTCCAGAACCTGTGCCCCAGACTGTGTTGACATTGGCGCCAGCAGTGTTGTTGGCAAACCCATTATAGTCTACCGCTTCAATCAGTGAGCCGGATGAATACGTCATTGTTGCTTCCTAATTTATTTGATTGTTACAATTGCTTCGACAGTGCCTTGGGTGTCTTCCAACTTGTCATGTAATGCACGGCCCACAGTGTTAAATGCAGTGGCCTCTCCTGGTTGGGCAGCACGTGCCAGACCATTGCCAGCCGATACCAACCGATCGCCTTTGCGTACAATCCCAGTCACAAGGACCGGAACACGGCCAGTCATGGCCACTGGAGGATGTGTAGCATCTGACCCAGCGCCGCCATTCATAAGATAGGCTGCTTGGGTACTGATAACACCAAACACATTGTCACTGAGATCTGTGTTTGAACGAGTAATTTCTGCTGTGCCGCCAAGTTCTACCACAGTACCCGGAGCATATTCTTGATCGGACGCAAAGCGTTCAGCCACGTCCGCATAAAGTGCTGTGGTTGCTGTGGCAAACAAGCGATTGAAATAGTTACTGGAAGATCCGATATTGCCGACTCCGTTGCCTGCATTCAGATTAGATATCCCTAATACACCAACAACAGCCGTGGTACCAAGTATGCTCAAAGCCGGAGTTGGTGTTCCACCAACGTTGACGCCAATGCTAAAGTTGCCGCCAGAAGTTTGATTGTTGACCGATACTGCTGTGCCAGCCACAGTGACACGGAAGTCCGAGTTGTCACCTACACTTAGTCCACTGTTGTTCAGCACGCTGAGTGTGCCGGTGGTGGAGGTGTTGGTATCTGACCTCATAAAGTTGTTAGGAGTTAACACCACATTGCCAGAAATCAAGCCCTGGGCCGATGTTGCTGTGCCTTGGAACAAGGGAATTTGAGAACCAATCAAGGTACTGAGTGTGATTCCTGGGCGCACAGTGGTAAAGCCACTGATGGCCACTTGTGGAGTAAAAGTTGCATCTTTGCTGACGATTCCTACCACGCTGTCTTGTACAAACAATTTGATCACCACATGGTTGACTGCGGTATTGTCAGTGATGGTATCAACAATGGCACCAGTTACACCTGTGCCTGCTGTAAATTGTGGGCCAACCAACAAGAATGTTGTACCTGTATAAACCTTGAGCTGGGCATTGGTAGTGTCAAACCATAGGTCACCAACCACGTTGCTGGTAGGAGCCGTGGCGCTGGCAGCAGCTGCGCAGACAACCTTGAATAGCGTACCGTTGTAAACTTTCAGCACATTGGTGTTTGCGTCCCACCAGAGTTGACCAGTTAATGGTGCTCCTGGAGGTGCTGTGTCAGCACTGTTTTCCAATAGATGAATAAAGTTTTCATCTAGAAATTCTCCGTAACCTGCATAGTTCTTGCCAACCAGGACCATGGAACTGGAAGTGTTGATGGTACCATCTGCTATGGTAGCAAATATGGTGCCATTGGTTAAATTGATTATATATGCCATTTTTTTAAGTTACTCCGTCCTAGTGTATTTACCGCAATTTAATATGCACATATTTATGCAGCACTCAAATTAGTCAAAGTTTGAATGCGCAAAGTGTAATCAATCTGTATCTGTCTATTCAAACTTTTTTGTACTGGGTGAAAAATTACATGTGTAATCAGGCGCAGATCAGTTTCACTGCCGTTCCAGCATTTTAAACCCAGTTCGTCGAACACAAATTCACCGTTGAAATTGGTGCTGTTGTCAAAGGCCTGTTGTCCAATAGGTTCGCCATAGTCCAACAAGCAAGTTACCAAGATATCCGTATAAACAGTTCCAGAAGTATGTAACACTGTCATCTTGTTGTTGCTGGGATCTGTGTTGGCTGCTGAGTTATCGTCGACCACTTTGTAATAAGTTTCGTTATACAGGTCTGCATTTTGTCCCGTGGTATTTGGGGGCAAATATGTGATAACTCCTGTGGGGTCTACACTGCTTCCGCCATTGCCAAAAGCCATTTGATAGATCCAACCGCCGCCTTGTTCCGGAGTACGATTGCTCAAACTCTGTGCCATGGCAATTGAAATATTCTCATAGTGTATGGCATTTTTTTTGTCTAATAGAATCTCTCCCGAAATAGGATCGGTAATTTTTACAAAGCCTTCAATTTTGGTTAGGCCGGGTTGAATTATCATGCTCGTTGCTCCACAAATTTCTCTTTGGTATTTGGATCAAAAATACGAACAAATCCCTCTACGCTGATAGATCCTGTTTCATTGGGTCTTTTAGCAGGAGTGTTGTTGGATTTTTCTGGTGGTTGCCCAGTGGTATTTTCGTTCATGATTTATTTACCTTAGGTTAGTCCCCGTAAAAACCTTGCCGCCTGTGTATTGGTATCTTGCAAAGCTACACCATTGCTGGGTGTTCCTGGGCCGGGTGCATACCACGTGACCCCTCGACGTACCAGTATGTTGATGTCAAGTCCAGCAGGTGGTGCTTCATCAAATTCAAAGCTCACTGGAGCAAACCCAGTAAATGTTCCATCATTGGATATTCTAGTTCCACCAACGTAAATTTCAACTGCATCAAGATCCGCTTCTGTGGTAACAATGTCAGTGACAAATTCAACTGTGGTACCATCGGACATAAATGTATTGTTGACAATATAATTTTGAAACTGTTCTGGCAAAAGATTGCCACGTCCCAGACTGTAAACTATTGAACCAACGTTGTGCGAAGCAGCAGCTGTTCCAGCTGTGCCACGCAACAAACTGCTGATGGTATTATTTACGGTATCCCGCTCACGATACATGATACGCTCGCCATTGACGGTCAGCACACCCCAGATATTGGCTGCAATATTGGGCTCGCCTTGTGTGGATGCATCTACTAGATAAATTACATCGTCGTATTGACCCAGTGGTTGTGCTAATTGTGTGGTAGTGGCAACAGTCATACGGTAAGTGGCCTGCACTCCGCGCATGTCTTGGAATATACGGAAAGCCATGGGCTCAGGAACAATGCTTTCAGTAAACTGTGTGATCATTACCACGTCATTTGGTCCCAGTATGCCATTGGTCAAGATCAGTTCTTGCCCTACTATACCAAAACCAAATCCATAATACAGTCGACGACCATTTACAGTTACCCACAGACGATCAGCATTGACTACAATGCGTCCCAGGTCAAGATTATTAGATACAACAAGTGAGTCAGCACTAAAATCAAAAGGAGCCACTGGATAGTCTGGGTCTCCGGGGCTGGTGCCATCTCCTTGATCAAATCTAGTAGAATCATAAGGTTCAGTGATGGTTATACCCACCTGCACTGGCCCCACAAACACTTGGGTCAAGATATTTTGTTGACGTGTGTCATTCCAGGTTGTAACTTCAATCACGTCACCTACACCCGGTTCGAGACCTTGTCCTAATTGGAAATTCAATGTTGAATCTCCTCGGTTTACATAGCATTGTGTGTTGGTGTCAACGCAGATCAAAATTCGTGATCCAATAGGAGTATCTTCGGCAAATACCACCACACGACGTCCGTCATATCCATTGAATGGGTTGTAGGGTTCAACAACATAGTCCACATTCAATATCAAAGGAATATCATCAATATAAACATTGACTTCGTTGTCGGCGATAAGTGCGTAACTATATCCCAAACGATCTGGAATCAGATATTCAGTACTGCCATCGCCGTAGTATTCAATACCAGCACTGGTTCTGGCACGTAGACCGTTGACCGTGACAATCAAATTGTCAGGATTGGTATAGGCCAAACTGTTGTCAAGCTCATAGGTCAGTGTAGATCCATCGCCCGCCATTATTTGTGTCTGAGGAGCACTCCAACTATAATCTATGATTTCAATGTTGTCTACTGTGGTTGGGCCAATGGCTGTCAATGTTACCATGTCTGTGGCACTGAATGAGTTGGCAAACGTAATCTTGGTACTACTTGCGTATTCTGATGCATAGGTATAGTTGGTCGTCAAGTTTCCATTGACAAAAATTGCAAATTCTAGGATTTGATCGTAAGCCACCGGAACCGATAATTCAGTACCAAAAGTGGATCCTTGATATGAATTTTCAAACAACTGATTTCCGCCACCTAGGCCATAAACAGACACCACAATGATATCGCCTGGATCTGCATTTTGAATCATGGTTATGGTCTGTTCAACCCAGTCGAGCACATAGGCAAAATCTTGTTCAAGATTCTGACCACTGGTTAAATTAGTAACAATTACTGACTGCGGATAAGGAACTAGATCTGCCCAACTTTGTGTTGGATTCAATGGATCAAAAATAAATTTAACAGACTGATTTGGAAATCCGTGGCCGTTGAATAACCAATCGCTTCCAGCTCTTGTGTACACACGAAGATCTAATGTGTCAAATTCTGCGCCGGGTATGAGTTCTTCTGGTGCATAACTGCTATAAACGTCTACATAGCCGCCGCCGTCGACGTTGACATCGGTTGGGCGAGTTCCTAGATAAAGATCTAAGTAACTGCTACCATAGATAGTGTCAAGTATGCCCGGATCATAGGTTGGAAATCCTTCAGGGCTAATGCTGAAATTATCAAAAGGATTGATATCAAAGTTGCCTACATCAAACCCAGTGTTTTGATCAAAATTAAGCCCCCTGACTTGTACTCCTGGATAGTCAACTCCGTCAATTAACAAAGGCAAACTTAGACCTGGTTGATTGACTGTGGGTGTATAGAATCCCATGGTACGATCTACACCGCTCAGTGTGTCAGCAGGTACCGGGGTCCATTGTTCCAGATCAAATATACTGTTGTTTACAGTTCCCACAGCAGACCATACACGATCAATATAACGAACCTGCGTGCCGGCAGGATAGGTTACATTGGGTTGCCATTCAAAGATAGTTGTGGAATACTGGTAACGGTCATATCTGATAACAGTTTTAAAAGTTCTAATCAGGTCATTGCCCATGTTGGCCACAGCTCTTGCGCCAACACCGTTGCCGGTTATGGTTATTGTTGGGGTACTACTGTAACCACTGCCAGGATTGATGATATCAATACCAATAACACGACCTGCAGAATTGATTACTGCCGTTAGTTCTGCAGGCTCAACGCAGGTACCTGTCACGGTGATTTCAGGAACTGCGGTATATCCAGCACCACCAGAAATTATGGTCACACTTTGTACACTCAACAAGTAATTGTTATACCAATCTTTCCAAGGAGCCAAGGTCCAAATTTCTGCGTTGCTGGCCACATCGCTGGTGTTGCTTTGTATAAAACTGCCAGACTGTGTGTAAGGCAACAAAATAGGACTAACAAATTGTGGAACTGTAAGCAGTCGATCGTAATAGGCCGGCAAGTCATAATCAGTCAAATTACCAGCGTAGGCATCGTCTCCATCATAGGTAAGATTGAACTCACGTATTTGTACGTGATAGGGCTTAACTTCTTGTATGTAATCCAGCACAAAGTCTTGATTGTCACGCATATAATTTTGGAAAGGTAACAGAGCACGGATCTTGTGATCCACATCGATCAAACTGGTTTTTATCAACCATTCAGGTATTTCACTCTCGCTATAAACAAAGTTGAATACCAACATCAGACTGAGATTGCGTTCAATCAGCAATTCATCAATGAATAATTCTTCATTGATGGCTCGTATAATTTGTCGAGTTTCTATATTAGGCTCTTGATCAAAGTATTGTGCATCAAACACTTCAACGTCAAATCCAAAATTTCCAGCGGCATAGTTCCAAATTTCTTCTTTGATCTCAATGGTACCGTTTTGTAATCCCACACGATTCCACCCAAGATCGGTCCTAACATAAATTTCAAATTTGCCTTGGGCATTGGCCGTTACCTTGACACTGCTACCTACCGGTGCCTGTGACAAAGTCAGTGTGCGCAGGTCTGAATAATTTTGTACTTCGGCCACAGGTTGTATGCTAGAGTTGTAACCGGGTTCATACCAGTCAATGGTATTCCAATAGCGGCGTGTGTCATAATTTTGTACTCTGACGAGATTGGTCTCACGTTGCCCCAATAGTCCACTTTGAACTTCGTAAATAGTCCAAAGCCCACCCTGGCCACTGTCAGACACTACCAAATACTTGTAACCCAACGGAACTGCCCTGATATTCTGAAAGCTGAGTTCTTCAAGGTTGGCCACACGTTTGTTCCAGGCACCTGAGCTCAATGATGGTTCGGGTTCGCTGCTGTTCAGCAGATTGAACCTACGTATTTCCACCATTGGAAATTTTAAAAATATGTTGTTGGCCCGTTGCAGATAATTTTGCAAAGCAGCGAATCGATCAACAAACATGCTCTGTCTTGGACGGAACTGCACACCATATCGTTCAGCTGGACTCAACAGTGGATCTGGTACATTGGCACCAGATGCGTTTACCCCGCAAAAACTATCCAACAATTTTCTATACAAAATATCATTAAGGAAACTGTCAGCCCGTCCATCAGCAATCAATTCGTATTCTTGATGTACATTGGCTGCAGTCAGCTGACGATCATATTCAATATGCAAAATTGTATCAGCAGCACTAATAATATCCAAAGCATTATAGATGGCTATGGTACTGGAGCTTAACGGTGCTATGTAAGGTATTCCGCTGCTTCTTGGATTTTCAATATAGTTGGCAATGCCCACTGTACTCAGTGTTTTGCCTGCAACAACGTCAATTGTTGTTATGCCACGCACCCAAAAATAATAACGAGTTTCAAATATGTTGAGCTGATTCAAACTCGACGTTACTGTGTAACTGGTTGTGCTGAGAGCAATACCAGGACCGGTGTAACTTACCGGCGGAACTGAACTGCTGACCCATTGATAGATGTCTACACGACTACCAGGAAACACTTGTCCCCATCTACGACTTGCATAAGTGATATTGTCCTGGTTAGGATCAATAAATCTCACTGTGTCTGTGTCCCACCAAATTTCTCCCACGTGCTCTTGGGCCCAGCTGTTACCTAAATTATGCACAGGACCAGTGTTGTAATCTGCAGGATCAACTGCACCAATATAATCAATATTACGACGGGCTGCGCCAAGTATCTTGCCTTGCAACGGGTTAAAGAAATCAAAATATTGCTGAGCGTTGGATGTGAGTCTGTCGTACATGAACACACTGTTGATCTGATCTATATTGACCGACGGTTGTTGCAGGATCTGTACTGCCCAGGCCGGTGTATTATCAGGATTGCTGTACACAGTGACTTGGCCATAGTTGGCCTCGGCTACTTGTTGATCGTTGCCAGGAGATCCTATCAGTAATCTTCCATTGCGATAGTTGACTGCAAAACCAAATCGATCATTGGTAGCAGAAGTGTTGTCGTATACTTGTTGTCCAAATATCAAGGCACCAGGATTGTTGATCGATGACGCGGCACTGGGCAACAAATCAAAAGTGTAAGCCACACCACTGTTGAATACTGGTGAGAAGAATGTGGTGCTGCGGTCATCAAAATAAGTGCGATCGAGATCAAAAGTCACAGGTGCGTACACATCACCATTGGGCGCACCCACTATCAAATTTACGGCTGTGCTGTCAACATCCAGGCTTTGACCAAAGTAAGCATAGTCAGTGGGATTCGGACTCACAATGGTTTGTACATAGTAGTAGGTGTCAAAGCCTAGGTCATCAAATGCTGTTCCAATGGTGCTGTCACCTGCATCGACTCCAGGTAAGACTGTGAGTTTGTTGTTGGGCGCAGTGGCTTGAATATTGATCACACTCACTGTCATGCGTCCAGAAACCACAGTTATTGTTGTACCAAAAGTGGGTGCGGCTACAAATATCAACTGTTTTGTGGTATTGTTGTAGGTGTAATCAACTCCGGCAGTCTGTAACACAGTGCCCAAATAGACCACAGTGGTATAAGCTGTTGTGGCACTGTATATGGTTCCTACATCAAATGTCTTGGTTACATCGTCACCCAACAACACAAGATCTGTCGTGGCCGATGCTATCACATTGGGTATTCCAGCCGAATTAATAGCTGATATCAATCCTTGTATGGTATTGTCGGGAGCAAGAGGAACAGCAACTTGAGTGTTGTTGATTCTTATTGTGTCTCCGGCAGTGAGAGCAGGGTTGGCTTTGGTGGTTGAGATGACTCCGTACACTCGACTTTGATTTACGTTGCGTTGTACTTGTCCTTCCTGGGGAAGAGTTACTGTGGCCAATGGCTCACCGGTATACACACTGCAATTGTTTGAACAGATTTCTACAGCAGTACCAAATGCACTTTCGTCTTGAGCTGTGGCCGAAACAATTTTTTGTATCTGCTGAAACTCATTGGTTTCAATTTCTATAATGTCACCAATAGTCAAACTTGTTGTACTGGCCAACACAACATCAGATCCCACCACACTAAATTGACCATTTATAAAGTCATCTGAGTTGTTCAAGAACTGATTGTTTAAAATTACCGAGATTGGGCCTTGAGGAGTTCCTGGCATGGCATAAGTCAACTGTGTGACATCTGTCACCAAGTAGCGAATCACGCTACGATCAAACGCATAAACTGAACCAGCTTGATTCACTGCTCCAGCGTCGTCTAAGGGCGAGCCAATCAAAATTTGACGGCCGTCGGTGGCAGTGGTTACACTGGATCCAAATTCTGCATTTGCACTTAGGCCAGGAACTGTGAGAGTATCCACATATTGCCAATAAGATCCAGTTGACACACTGATGATTGATCCAAAAGGAGGATTGTTTATAAAAGTCACTTCCAGGGTGCTGTTGTTAAAGCTGTAATCAATAAATGGGCGTTGTAATTGCCCATCCACAGACATGGTAAACGAATAAATGTTGGTGGCTGTATAAAGATCTGGGTTGAGAGCAAAGGTCGTGATGTTGCTAATGCCAGTTCCGCTATTGGTAAATGTTGCTATTCCAGTGTTGGCATCAACTGTGGTCACTGTTATTGTTAAATTGTTGGCCGGCGTGGCTCCACCAATTGCTGCTCCAAATACAACCAGGGTGTCACCGGGTGCATATCCAGAACCGGGCGAGACCAATGTAGGAACATAGGCTCCACGCACAGAGTTCAGAGAAAATACAGCGTCAACACCAAGTCCACTGGTGGTATTTTGAAGTATTCCAAAATAGTTGTAGTCGTCAAGCTGTGCGATCTGCCGGCGGCTGATGGAGAGATTTAATCCTGCAGTCGGGGTGCTGAATAACACCACCGTTGTGGCAGTTATAAAATAGTCAATGGCAAAAACAAGGTCTACGTTGATGCCGCTTTGCAAATTGTCCAGGCTCAACACCAATTGATTTGGAAATACACTGTCAATTTCAATAAAATTTGAATAGTTGAATATGTTGGTAGCGCCGTCGGTCACATAAACCACTCGCTGATTTTCTATTTCAACCTTGCCGTAGGCATAGACTTTGTTGCCATCGGCAGCACTCACATACATCCAGCGTTCATCCGGGCTGATGGTCACTGCTGAGCCAAACTTGATTGGGTTAAAATCCAAGTCTGGTGCTATCAACATCTGTGACAAAATATAATCGTTGGTACCAGGTACCAAATACAGGACCACCGCGTATCCAGCATAATTGTTACTACCGCTGGCTCCGGCAACTCCCCAGGTACGATTGCCAAAGTCTACACTGTTACCAAACCCCAACGTGTCTACTGCGTTCAATTGTAAATTTATGTTGAAACCGTAGTTGCCATCGACAGTTCTACGGTAGGTGTAAACACCGCCAGCTGAATCCAGCGAGCTATCCTCGGCATCTAATCCAGGAGCTCCAACCAATGCTGTAAAATTATCAGCGCCTTGGGCTATGGAAAAACCAAGTTGGTTGTTGGTTATTGGAAATTCTACACGGAGTCGATCAAAATCTGTGAATGAATTTTGTTTTTCTAAAACCACCCAGTGACCAGCACCATTGTCATCGACCCATACTCGTGCGCCAGGTACCAAACTGTTGGCATATGGCAAGGTGGCTATATCGCTGGGTTGTGCTACTCGAGCTGTTTGCAAATAAAAAACCAGCCCGTCTCCACTCAGAGTGGTTTGATTGGTACTGATAAAATTATAAGCAATAACTACTTGTGTGATACCGGGCACTGATAATACACGATATACTCCATCTACTGCTTGGCTGAAATAACGAACAATTATCAGATCGCCTACAACAAGACCGTGTGCCGAAGTGAATGTGGCCACACTGGTCTGATTGAGATTATCTGCTACTTGTGTAAGTCTTCCGGTCACACGTTCACATCTGTAAATGTTCCAATCATACGGATTGGTTTTTGCTACCCAGATTACAGTGCCAATGCCCACAGAGTCTAAGTTGGCAGCAATACTGGAAGGATCATCCAGACTGAACACAGTGATGTCTGCATCATTCAAATTTACATAACCGGCACTGGGCAAAGCAGTGTCACTGATGGTTGAATAGGTAGTAGGCAATATATCAGTGCTGGTCAGTTTGAAACTTTCTCTCCAGACATTGCTCAACAACACAGTTTGATCTGCATCGCTGGATTGCTGTGGATTGATAACTTGTATCACACTGGGATTTGATTGCAAGAGATCTTCAGTGAGCCTGAGTTCAAAAAAGCTACGATTGGCATTGGCGCCGTATGTGGCTGCCAATATGGCCCAGTTTTCATATATGTTGTATTCGCCACTTTCTTTGCCTAGGTCTGCACTAGTAAACAGTTCAGCTGAGCGTATAGTGCCTTTTCTTCCTAGAAACTGTTGGTAGATGTTGACCTGGCTGACATCGTCAAGATTCAGTGCAGCCATGTACTGACGAGGACGGAATCCAATCAAGCCATAGCTCAACAAGTCATTGTCGCGTTCCAGATTAGCACTGTAGGTATTGTAACTGTTGGCCAATTGGTTGGCCTTGTTGGCTATGTTAGGTAATAGACCTTCTTGTATCAGCGTGTAATCGGACTTTACCCAATCGGTGTAATCAAACAATACCTTGGGTTGTACAATGGTCTGTGCTGACCAATATACATTTTTGTAAAAAACAATTTCGCCCTTGGTATACTTGCGATTGCTTTGCCATTCTTTGACATTGTTTTCGTTGAGGATAAATCCTTGTGCATCTACTTGTCCGTTCCACTCAGTGGTAGTGGCTGCTGTGATCCGCACACGATTTTGTCGTGCAGCCGTAATTGGATCGTAGATCAAATCAGCAAAAATACTGACGTTGTCTAACACAACCATGTGTTCATAGTTGGTAAATCTCAGATGCAAATAACTTATGGTTTGATTTGAATTGGAAGTTACAGTAAAAGTATTTTCATTGCGATCGATCACAAGATCACGTGTGGGCAACACTCCACGATTTTGATCCAGCAACATGTTCTCTGGTGTAAGGCTTTCAATGGTATCAACCACTGCGCCAGCTTTGACAGCTACCAATCGACTGGCCACCGGATTTAGATTGATCAGGGTTCCTGTGGCCCAACCTTGTTGACTGAAATACAAGAATTCTGTGGCCATCTGTTTCCAGTTGAGTTGATACCCGTTTTCAACATCAGTAAATATCAAGCCTTGACTTATAAGATATGCACCATAACTCAATATAAAATCCACGACCATGGTGGTGTTAGTAAACACATATCCATATGGAACTTGGACCACAATGTCGGTGTAGTTGACTGGCACTCGCACGTCGGCGCCACCACCACTTACTGTTTGTAATACTCCGCCACTGGAGCTGGCAAAAATTTCAAAGTATGGATTGGTAGTACTGTATCCAAACACAGCATATCCTGTGGCCACACGTTCCACAATTAGAGCACTGTACACAATGTCAGCAAATGGCTGATTCTTGTACAGCAACAGATTGTAACTTTCGTCGGGCAACAACAGGCTACTGTTTTGGCTGTTGGGACTGGATTTTTCTGTGAATATTTTTAGATATTGTTTGTTGGTAAAGCTGGCCATTCTATAGCACAGCCGAACATCAATGTTGGCCAGGTCATCGGTCAATCGTTCGGTGCTGTTGCGACCCAGCTGTTGATTGTAATCAACAATCCAGTTGATATAGCTGGCCTTGCTGATTCCATCTTGTTGTCCTTCCAAGCGTCCATAGACTTCGATGCCGCTGATACTATCTTGTCCCGGAATTGATCTCAGACTCAATCTATAACGACCATCGTACAAGTATTGATCAAATTCTGCGCTGAAACGATAACGATCACGATCAGCAAACAGGCTAAAGAATTCTGCAGGTCGTGTCAATGCCAATAGGCGCATGACCGCAAATGGATAACTGCTGGATGTCCACCAGGAACTTTCAACAGGGCCGCCATCACCAACCACCCAACTCTTGCGGAATGCGGTAGGATCATATGCGCCTACCACACTGTTGATTGGAGCCAGCAACTGTCCTTCAGTGCCTACCGGTATAACTGATGTCAGGCCCGGTCTGCGGAATTTTATGACCACATAAGGTGCCACAGGATCAGCCACTAGGCCAGCTTCGAGGTCGTCCCACAATACCAAGTTGTCGCTGGTATAAGGCGCAGGACCATACCGTTGTGTCCACCAAGCAGGTTCTTCACTGAAACCTAACATTTCCCACGGTGTCAGATTGGGACTGATGGTGTCGTAGAAGTACCTGTAGATTCCGCGCCAGGCACCCAGCAACGGACTTTCAATGGTGTTGCTGACCGTGCCGTCGCTGTTTATTTTGCTGCCAGCACTACTGTAATTATAGGTAAACGGATTGTTGGCTAGATAGTCCTGTGCTTTGTAATCTAGTTTGTTCCAGCCAATCCAACTTAAAAAACTTTCTCCAAGAATTGCAGTGATCTCAGTCTGCGTGTAATCTGTAGTGCGGAAAAATCCCGGAATAACATCGTCGATGGTTAATGGCACTGGATTGTCGTCGGTCTTGAGATTGTTGTAAATGCGTGTTTCAAATTCTAATAAGATTTCATCTCTGATGTCGCCAAACGTCACGGTGATACTGCCATCGTGGCCTTGTATCACTGTTGTGGGATTTATATAATTGGTATCAACAAATATCCTTGGCAAATATTTGGGATACAGGCCCATCTTGCTAGGAGTGTTAGGACAGAAATTTCCAGCAGTGTCGCGATATTCACGCAAGGTTACCACGTCGCCTACGACCAAAGGCACAGTGACAGACAATGTTGGTCCATCAGTTGATACAACATAGTCAGTGTGGCGGCTTAGTAGCGTGGTTGTGCTTACTCCAGGTTCTGCAGTAGCACGAGTAAGATATACCAACAAGCCTTGGAAGTTGGCTGATGTAAAATCATAAGTCTGCTCAGTATCAAATACATTGGTAGTGATAGGTGTAACTGTGTACGTGGTTTCTAAAAATACTGAACCAGTGGGCAACATATCACTCCAATAAAATGGATTGATGTCTGTGCGCCCTTGGGTAATTTCTGCGATAGCCAAGTCTAGGATTTGTGCCACGGTAGCATTTCCATACTCGTTGCGAACCACTGTTTCCAGCATGAGATTTTTAAACTTGATATATTCTCTAGAATTGTATTCTATAGAGGCAAAAATATCATATTCAAGATTTCTTGCAAAGTATCCGGCCAAGGTTAGCGGGCTTGACTGTTGTAGTATTTGCAAGCCATAAGGAACAATGTTGCCTAGGTCACGTGTGTTGTTGGCTCCGTTGATAGGACCTTGCAATGCAATCAGATTTTCTCCGATGGTACCATAATGGCTACGCACAGTGCCTAGAGTAAATGTTCCACTGTTGGCATTGATCGGATTGTTTTCTAAATTGATAGGTACCTGATAAAATCCTTGAGCACTGACTTGATCACTGATGGCTGCAATTTCAATAATGTCGCCTGGCACTACTCCGGTGGCCTCGGGCGTCAAGATCACTGTGGTTATGTCGGCTGTGGTTGCTACTGAGTAACGACTTGGGTCCTGGAACCTGGCATTCACATACAACTGTATTGCAGGAACCGTGACAGAATCATTGACCTTGACATCCAACTGCAATGGACGGCCTTCGTAGGTGAATCTAAATTGTTGACGAGTTATGCTGGGAGTAACGGCTGTTTGCCAACCCAGTTCTCTTACAAAAGCAACTCGGTTCAAATAACGATGCACAAAGCCAAAACTGATATCTTCTGTCGCACTGACTGAATCTTTTACATATATAAAAGTATCTGTGTAAAGGTTGTTGTCAAACACAATGTCACCGATGTTGGCCAAGTTAAGATATTTCAAAGCAAACTCCAGCACTGGATCATCGGGTCCAGTGCCCGGGGCATAGCTTAGTAACTTGCTACCTGTGAAAGTTGAACTAGGATATTTGACCAAATTTCCAAGACTGATTTCAGAACTGTCAAATATATCAAACAACGGTGCTTGATTTAAACTTTGTTTGTCTTGTCCTGATAACCATGCCACCCCATCATAGTAAAAACTTTTTCCTTGTAAAGTTATACCACTCAAACATACCACAGTTTGATTGATTTCTACATCGGTATCTGTTGCAGGTACCAAATTGATAATAGGTTGCAATATCAATGGATCCTGTGTGTCAGGCATGATAAATTCAACTTGATATATCTTGTTTCTGACAGTGGGGTTACTATCGGCTGCAAAAATAACGCGAGTTCCGTTGATAAATGAATACCCATCCACACCATATCCCAGTGTGCCATTGATATTGCTGAGTGCATCTGTGTTTTGGAAATCAATGATGTTGACTGGTTGTTTGCCTTGTGTTCCAAAATTAAACAAGCGTGTGCCAGCTCGGAATTCCAGGATTGGTCTACGACCACGTGCAGCATTGTCTACTGTGGGTTGTATGTTGTTGAGTTCGGCTGAATAGTTGATTACATCTATATGGAACCAACGATTACTACGACTCCAGCCATTGAGATCTGGACTGGCTCGGTTGATGGTAAGATAGTCGGGCCTTGCAGGAGCATTCAGTGTGCCATCAAAATTGCCCACATCGTAGGGCAATTGGTCAAAGGCAATGCTGGCGCTCTGCGTGTAAGTTTCAGGTGTGACAAAATCAGTCACAGGCAACAGGCGTATGGCCGTGCCTACACCTTCCACGTAGTAACTTTGATTTTGGTAGCTGACAGGATCAACGTTGCCGCGGAAAACTACTTTGAGACCATTGGTGAATACTACTCCGTTGGGGCTAGTATAGTCAGGGCGATCAAGTATGTCGTCAATTCTCAATGTGGAAGATTCCAGCGGATCTATCAAACGGATTTCTCCAAACAGTGCTGGATCTAGACCATCTTGGTAGTACAACACATTGTTGACTGCGGTCAACAAAGGAATCTGTTCAAACAGTCCTTGGGTATTTTTGTACCACCCGGTGCTGGCATATTGTGTGCCATACAGAATTGAAAACTTTTCCAAATTGTTTACGGTCAGCACATTGATCAATTGTATATAATCAGTGCCAGCTATGTCTACATAATTGATTCTCCATACGTTGTATCTTAGAGATTCTGGCACAGTATCCCAGCCACTGTCAGTGTATTGGAATACCAGTGTGCGATTGTTAAGGTCAACTATGCCATCGATACCAGAGATATTTTCAATAAAAAACTGCTCAACTGTTTTGCCATTGATTTGATCATACTGTAACGTGGTTATCAGATCCACGCCTGGGAGCTCGATCAAATCGTAATAAAAACTTTGTGCTGTGCTTAGAGGCACATCGAATGTGATAGTGCCAAGGTCTTCACCATTGTTGGTTACTCCCAAAACATCTCTACTGCTGATGTTAGGAGTAGCTGGTAATCTTCCGTTGACGCCGGGTGCAGCTTGGATCCAAAAGCCCGGGCCAGTGCCAGGCGTGGCATCAACTATGTTCATGGTACCACGCATGTTAAGTTGTGTACTGCTGCTGTAATACAGCACATCTGGTGCATCTTGAGGTACCACAAAAGTCACGGTTCCGATACTGGCACCATTGTTGGTCACGCCTGAATCCCAGGTATTGATATTGCCCAGGCTTGGCAGTGTTTTGATGAAAAAAGGAAATAACCCAGTCAGTGACAAGGTAAATGTGTAGGTGTTGCCACGCACCAGTGTCAAAGTAGGATTGGGCTCGTAGTTTATTAGATATGCAGAAATACCGCGATTCTGCACACGGAAATTTATATTTTGTTTGTCATTCTGTGCCACTTGAAATGTATAACTGCCGCCGCGTAACAAGGTCAACGCAGGATTGGTTCCAGCTATTCCGCTAAATGTATAAGTGCCGTTTGCTCGTGTTACTACGAAATTGTCAGTAGACAAAACCGTGGATGACGAAACATCCACATCAAGAGGACCACTAGGCAACCAGTAGTATTGTTGATAGTTTACAAACTTATCAAAGTCAACAAATGGATCCCAGGCATAGTATTCGCTGGTGTATAGTCTGTCTGAATTGTTGGTGTAAGCGCCTTGCAATCTCAGTGCATCATTGATTCCAGGATAGGTGATTACATCATTGATATTGTTGGTGCCGGGCTCAAGACCAACGACTCCAGGTTCCAATTGATAATCATTGCGTGTCTTGGTGGGCTCAATCACATAACGATCTTCGGGATTAACTCCGGGTCCAACACGACGGCCAACGAATCCTTGCGTTTTTTGGAATTTTGGCTCTTGTATGAGTTGATCCAGCGTGGCCGACAAGAACTGTCTATTGACCGGAGTCTGAAATATTTCAGGTAAAAAATCGACCGAACGTACTCGTGCCATTAGATGACTCCACTACCGGGCGCTGTACGCAAATTGGTACTGGTCAATGCCTGTATGACTTCAACGTTGTTGACCGTGGCTGCATTAACAAAAATCTGACTGGGCGCACTGCGTATTTCATACAGGTCACCAAAAAACTTTTGTTGATTTAGAGGTACCAGGACCACACTGCTGACAATGTCTCCAATCTGTGCATGCAGGTAAGCAGACAGTTCTGAAAAATAGAATGTGTCGCCAAAGTTCCATTTGTCAAGACTGAAATAAGCATCCATGTTGGCCACGACCAAGTTTTTAATTTCGCTCACGCTGGCGGTGCTGTTGATAGCTCTAATGACCTTGATGGTAGCACGCAGTTCTTCTGGGGCTTTGGCGCCAAACAAAGGTTTGAATTCCACACTGTTGACAATCACGTTGTCGCTGATCATTTTGTAATCTTGTAGTCCAGCATAATCAGTGGTCAGTTGATCAATAGTTGGTGGCAAAGGTTCTGGCACAGTGCCTGTGGAATCTTTGATCCAGTTCCGATAGGCAGTGTTGTATTGCAAGGTGACCACATACAGATCAATGATATTGGTACTGCCAGGATCTAACCTTGAAGTCAAAGGACTGTTATGACGATATTGGAAATACAATCCTTGTCTACCAACTCTAGCAATAAAATCACTGCGGAGTACCAACACACGGGTTCCATTGTTGGGATTTACTGTCAACGAATAAAATAACTGTTGTGAATACGCATAGAAAACCTGACCATCAACATAACTTTGTTTGACCAACTCAATGTCATCCAAGGTTGCATAGTCACTATTGACTATACCGGCATCAACTAGAAGGTAGCGTTGCAAGTTGTCAAAATCTACAGTGCTTTGTAAAAACACCAGTTTGAGATTAGGTGTGACATTGGGTGCCACAATGTCATTAAAGAAATCTGGGTTATCTGGAACGCCATCACTGTCAGTGTCTTCAAAGCCTACTAGAACTTGGAAGTCGTCTACAAAGCCATCGCTTTGCACGGGTTGACCAATGATGCGTAAACGTGTATCACCTTCAAGGGGAATATTGCTGTCGGGCTTGCTGTTGGTCTTTAACACATTGACAAAATCTCTAATGGTAGTGCCAGTCCTGCTGTCAAAAATTTGCTGACCGCTGTAGAAGAAAAATCTGGTTTCTAACACGCTACCAAAATAATAGTCCAGACTGCGTGAAACCACTGTGTAATTTTCTCCATCAGTGGTGGCCTGTACAAACCAACTTGCATCTAGATTAGTGCCACTGGTGTCTCCTGCAAAGGCGTTGCTCCAGTCAGCATCCACGTCAAGATTGGTACTGGTAATCAAATACCAAGTTCCGGCCGGAATCAGCACTCCTTGCGGAGTGGTAGTAGCAACGTTGGCGTAGCCCAGCCCCCAATTTCTATTGAGCAAGATTTGATCTAAAATACTTTGTCTGATTGTAGTGTCTAGATCAGTCACAAACAAAGGAATCACTTGAGTGGCTATGGCACCAGTGGGCACAAAATTGTTCAAGGTCACCGGGCCCACACCGTTGCTGAAATTGCCCAAACCTTGATTGGTTCCATCTAGATACACCGCTGTGGGACTGGCCCAGATCACCAATTTTTCATCGGCACGCACAGGAACTCCAGCTACCAATTGATTGCTGGAATTGAAAAAATAACCCGCTGGTGGTACAAATTTGACCAGACTGCCGACCACAATGTAACGTTTGTTGTCAGAAGTATAATTGCCAATTGACTCGGGTGTGCCCAGTGAATTTTTGAAATATCCTGTGGTTTCGTTGGCCAGGGTGGTACTTTGTTGCCAACTTACATTCAGTGCAATCAAGCTGGGTCTGGTGTAATTGGCGTAATAAAATTGCTGGGCTCCGGAAGCTATCAAAGTGGGTTCAATCTGATTGGTAATGATACTGGAAACATCGTTGTTGTTTAACCAAGCAAAATTAAAACTAGGCAAATTGTTGGATTCATACAGGGCGCCGTCGCTGGCAAAAGTATTGGTCGAGCTGTATTTGCCTGTGCCATCTACTAAATCCAAATAACGACTGGTGCCTATACTGGCACGATTCAAGGCCTTGCTTTTTAAAATACTGTTAAAGGCTGTAAATGGAAAATTGTTGTAATCTTCGCCGTTGACCATGCGATTTTGTGTGTAGTAACGGGCCGGAGCACGCTGTTTGATCTCGTCAATGGTTTCACGTGCCTGAGCATTGGTCACTGGTTGCGTGATACCACAGGTAAATGTTATGGTCTCTAGTTGTCCAGTGCGGCTCACATAGCTGATGGGTATGACCACACTTTGCATTTCTTCGGGATTGATAATGTATTGCAGGCCATTTGAAGCACGCACATAGCAACGGAATAGACCCACTGGAATAGCACTAAACACTCCATCACCAAAATTCAAGGCAATCTGATCATTGACCCTGGATGTAGTACTGAATAAATTTCTGACAGCAGGAGCCAGTTGTTCTACTGCTGCTGCATAAACACTTTCCACGTACTGCCACTCAGCGGCCACGTTGCCCAGATTGTCTAACTGATATAACCAACGATCAGTATTGTTGATTCCTTCAATGTTGATGTTGACTTCACGATTGGCTATGCGTTCTGGCAGGTTAAAATCTTGATTCTGCAAAACTCCCTGTTTGAACAAAAAGAAATAACCTGTGTTGGCCGATGCAAATCCCAGTTCGTCGTTGCGGAACAAAATATTAAATTGACCATCGGGCAGAGGACTGGGTTCATACACAAATTCTTTTCCGGCGGCCGTGGCATTGACTGCTTCAAACGGCATGTTGACTCCGTCCACGGTGGCTGTGTAAGGCACCACTGGCAGGAATCCTGGAACCAGATTCACAGTGTATTCGTCAGTCCTTACACCAAGTATGGTACTTCTTGCTGCAGGGCGGCCCACACGCTGAGTGTCGGTCAGGCTGGCATTGATGATGGCTGTAAACTGTTCTTGCCAGTCAAAGTTTGTGGGGTCGGCCCAGTTTACTGTGACATTGGATAGATTGACGCCGGTATAATCTATGACATTTTCTGTGGTTTGCACTGAAAATATTTTGAGATATCCTTGTGAGGCTGTGTTTCGTTTGGGAGTGTAGGATACCAAGTTGGCCAGTTTGACCACGCTGTCTCGGCGTTCTGCTGTGTCTAGATAATTTTCACGTGTGTTTAAATCTGTGCGAAAGGCCAGAGACTGGCCCATAAAGGCCATGACATCCAAGAGGGCAATAAACTCTGAACTTTCAATGTAATCGTTGAAAGTTTCCGGATAATAAAGGCGCAGATAGTCCACAAAACTTTTGCGCAGAGTTTCAAAATCATAGCTTTGAAAGTCGGCTTCTCTATAGGTTTGATAGATACGTTTCCAATCTTCAACACCAAATATCGCAGTTTGTCTTGTGGTTGTAGCCATGGTTTTTCCAATTTCTATTATTTATGGACAGAATAAACTGCGTAGTTAAACAAAGCTGGCCTGACGCTGAGATTGGTCAAAAAATATGGCCAAACGTTGTGCATCGGTGCTGGGCACCACTGTGATTTCTAACTGCAATAGCATACCATTTTGTTGGGGGAATATTTCTATGTTGCTGACAAACACACGTGGATCACCGCCGGCCACACGCTGTATTTCTGTCAACAAGGCACGTTCTGTTTCTTGCAATTGATTTTCAAAAACAAAATCAAAGATGCTGGTGCCATACGCTGGACGACCCACTAGTTCTCCCTGGCGTATGTTGAATGCATTCAAGAGATCACGTTTGATTAATTCAAAATCCACCAAGGTGAATTTTTTGTTTTGATTGATTGTGTTGAATCCAATAAAAGTAGGCATGATGTATTTACTCTATCCTGTGATGCGGTTAAATGCCGAAGTGGCTGGTCCAGCAATTCTTGTGGCCTGTCCCTGCAACTGAGTGGCTTGGTTCAACACCTGAGATCCTTGTTGTCTAAGTCCTTGCAAGATATTTTGTGCCTGGGTTATATCAAGACGTTCAGCCAGCACAGACGGGCTGGGAAACTCAAACGACGGCGTGGGTATTTTACTGTTGCCTAAAATACGTGTCACAGCTGAGTCCACTGTGCTACGTTTTACAGTGTTGTTAAATCCGGCTGCTATCTGCGTGCCCGACACCAAGTTTCCGCCGCCGCTGGAAAACAAACTGCCAAGCTGTGCGAGAGATCCAGACGCCAGGCCCTGGGCGCTGGCCAATGCGCCGGTTAGTTGTCCTTGAGCACTGGTTAATGCCCCTGAGGCCAATCCTTGTACATTGATATTTGAAAGACTGTTTACAGGATTGGTAAAATTCAAACTAAACTGCGAAGCTTTACCAAGGTTGTCTAGTCCTGCCTTGAGTGCACCAAGATTACCCGGAACCAAGTTGGTAAGTCCACTTGTGATTTGATTGATATTGATATTTGGCAATGTTGGTAAATTGTTAATTCCAGTGGCCAGACTACTCAAACTAGGTATGCCGCCGGATTTGGCCCAGGCAGCTGTGGCTGCAGATCCAAACTTGCTGGCATTGTTGATCAAGGCCCCTACCTCTCCAGTGATGCGATTTGTTATACCAATGGTTGTTTGTGCCACTGCCAGATTATTAATTGTGCCCGAAGCAAGAGTGTTTGATCTCCCAAGCAATGAGGTTGAAATCCGGCTGTCAATGCCCAAGACATTCAACGCAGTAAGCGGTTGCAATCCCGCGGCTGTGTAAATTTGTCCTTGACTCAACGAAACTGTAGACGTAGGAACGTTGCTGATAACTCCTGTGGCCAGCAAATTATTATAGGATACCTGCATGAGTTGATTTTGTATGAGATTTTGACTGGACTCGTCTGTCAACAGATCAGCTAGACTGTCGATGCCGCCCTGGCCAGTCCATATGCCCGGGCTGTTCATGACCGACACAAACTGATCTGGGTCGCTAGACAAAAATCTTGCCCAGGTTCCTGGTTTGACATAGCCCAGTTGTTCTAGTTGCAAAGAAGTCAACCCATACTTGCCTATGCCTTTTTCTTGAGTTATTACATCACTGGCCTGATCGACTTGATTGGCCAGTTGTGCCTGTAGTGTCTGCACTTGAAATGCTGTGAGGTTGCCCACAGGTGAGGGTCCAAGTCCATTTCCACGAGCCAGCACTATGTCAGTTTGATCCACAGGATTTTGTATTGGTACATTGATCAGTTCTGGCATGCCAGACACCACAGGCAAGTTTTGTACAATGCCAAGTATAGTATTAGTATCCACACCAGCAGTACCACGATCCAAACGACTGAGTTCAAACTTGGTTATCCGTAAAGCAGTGCTGGTCAGAGTCTGACCAGCTTGATATCCTACTAGACTTCCTGCAGCCACTTGCTCATAAAAGATTCTATCAGCTTGAATCTGTGTGGTACCAGCAGGAGCGTCTAGTATAAACTGACTGCCGCTGGGCAATGCGTAATCAAATATGGCCATGATTATGTTGGGCCTGCAGTTTTTGTGATTGCTACCCCGGCTGGCACGGTTGGAGCAGCCGGAGGTGGTGTGGGTTGACCTTGTTCTAAAGTCACACTCACTGCCACACCTTGGTTGTGATAAGGATAAGGCTCGTGTGTGGGTGCTCGAGTAACAATGCTTTCGGTGCCGGTGGTGCTGACCTGCCACCCGGTGCTGTTATTGAATTCCACGTCAGGATTGAGATATTTGGTCAGACCCCTGACGTCGTTGACCGGGTATGTGGGGCCGCCATTGAGGTGCAGAATTCCGCCTTTGAAACTTAGAGTGCTACCACCGTCCCAACTGCCCTGTTTGCTTTTGAGAGCCAGAGTTCCTGTGGACTTGATGCCAATATTGGCGCCACTGAACATGGTCAGATCTTTTTTGCTGCCCAGGCTGATGTCTTGATCACTTTGGAGATTGGTGTTTTGTTGGCTTTTGACGTTGATGTTTCGACCAGCATACATGTTGATGTCTTCGTCGGCGTGCAGATTTATTGTGCCCTGTGTGCGTAGGTTGATGCTGTTGGTGGTAAACACATCCAGGGTGCCTTCTTGCCCTAATTCAATCCAGGTCTGTCCGTTGGCATGGCAGATGTAAAAACAGTTGCCATCGTCACTCATGGTAATTTGATGACCTTTGGCAGTTCTAATACGAATCAAATTATCATTGCCTTCAAGATCGCCATCGTCCATGACAAAAGTGTGTCCACCTCTGCGACCAATCACAGCCACGTCTTGAGGTTTTTGATTGTCCAACTGTTGAGTAGCATTGTTGTCCTGCAACCCGCCAGCATATATGGCCCGGCCCGGTGTGCTGATACCATAACAGTTGCTGGGACTTTCCCGTTGGCTGCTGGATGCAATAGGACCACGCAAGGGATCGTTGGTCAGGCCTTGCTGAAACAGTATTGCTGCCACATAACTGTGAACTGGTTTTTTCTGATCAAAGAATTTGGGATTTTCGCTGATGGCAGTATTTTCAGGGGCATTGTTAATTTCAGTCACTGGCAACAAAGAGGCTCCAGCAAAATATGTTTGCTGATTGGCATTTTGTGTTTGTGCTTCTGAATTGGGCACACTACCAATGGCTGGAATCATGTGATTGATTCCTTGTTCTGGTATGCACCCCACATAGTAGCCCTGTGAAGGATCTCCTGCTACAAAAAAACATAAAACTTGTGTGCCCAGATCTGGCGGAGTAAACCACATGCCGTAGCTTTGTTGATTACCTGGAACATAGGTTCCGGTGCCGGCGCTGGTTCCAGACCTGGGTGTAGCCCCATAAAATGGCGGACAATAGCTCACAGTTCTCCACAAGCTGGGATCTGTTAAATTTGGCAAGCCGTCTCCGGTCACAGCTCCAAATTGATCAATGTAAACCTGCAACCGGCCGCTGCGAGTGTTGTCTATGTTGTTGACCACAATGCCAATGTAAGGACCCATTTCCGCAGGAGTACCGCCGCGATCAAATTTGTATCCCTGGGGACGGCCTCTACTGCGTTGTACGTTCTCTGCCATTATGCTTCTCTATCCATTAGTTGTGACTGACTATTTACGCCGGCTGTTTGTTGGTCGTCTGACAATCCTGCAAACACATCGATGTCGCCAGCGTTGGGTGGTGCGGATGGTCGCTGATCTTCTGACAATCCTGCAAACACATCGATGTCGCCGTCAGAGGTCGGCGGTTCTGGAGCTGGTTGTGGTTGCGGTGAATTCAGACTGATTGGAACTTCCTCATCTGTTGTTTCCCCAGGCAAATCTGCTGTCAATACATTGATTCCATTGACATTGGTCCATTCGTTGTCGGGCTGATTGGAGTTGTTGTTTTCTCTTACATCCGCACTACTATTGAGTGTTCTCACATTGATATTGGCAGTGTTTGTGTTGGGAGTTGCAGGACGACCCAGAGCTTGTTGTTCTTTGAATGTTTGATCTGGCAAATAGGTCAACAAAGTTCCTTTGAGAGTTTGTGTAAATTTTCCTTTGTTGAACTCGCTCACACATTGTGTGGCATTGTAAACATAACTTTGTCGTGTGGCTCCGGGTCGCTTTTGATTTTCAAACACTGTGGTACGAGTATTTGGGTCAATGATGCCTGTGTCTAGGTCATAGTCGGCAGGAGTATTGATCAAGATTTCAAACAAGATCTGTTGAGAATCAAAATTAATAGTGCCATCGGCCAGGAATGGATTGAATTCAAATCCAGCCTTGCCAGGAATGGCAAATGCTTCCCCTTGTTGTAACCAAGCAGGATCTCCAACTATTTGCAAGGTGGCATTGGCCAGGTTACTTGGATTGAAAAGGTAGTCAGCAGCGTTGGCACTGATTTCATTGACACGACCAGCAGCTCCCTGGCTGCTTTCTCCACTCCGGGGCTGGAAATTGGCCTTGATAGCGTCATTTACTATTGTGCCGCCAAATTGGCCAGGGCTACCACTCATTACGGCTGTGTACAAGGCATTGTATGTTTGTTCATAACTGATCACTTGTGTGTTTTCGCCAGTGAACCAATAATTATACTGTTTGTGGACTCCGTTGTATGTGGGCACCTGGAAATAGGTGCTTACAAGATCACTCAATTTATAAATGCTAATGACATATTTGATATCGTAGGCAAAGTCATTTCTTTTGGGATCATATTTCTTAGGTTTTGGTACGGCCTGCAAACCAATCTTGTACCATGCTACATTTTTTCCCGGAGTGCCATTGGGTTCTTGTTTGCCGGTCTGTTCACCAATACGTACCAGAGCTTGATCCGTGATGTATGTGCTGTTTTTCAAAACCTGATCTATAAATTGCACAATCTGTGTGCCCGCAGTGACACTGATGATACGGCTGGTAGGATCGTAACTTTGTTTGTCTGGATTTTTTTGATCAGCGGCTGTGCCTCCGACTGGTGGGCTTCCGCGATTTTTATCGGGATTTTTAACTTGTATCTTGGCTTGTTCCAGACTGGCATTTATAAATTCTATACTGTAAGTATCTGGAAAAGTGTACACCCCGGCCCGGACTAGGTCTTCTTGATATTGATTGAGGGCAGTCAGTAGTCCTTGTCGGATGGTCAACTTGGAATTGGGTGCTGTTGCTGCATTGGGCGGAGCTGGTGGCAAGGTATCTGGATTTGGTTCATCGCCTTCGGCAAATACACCCTGGGATCGGGCACGCTGATTCAACTCATCATTGGTGAATCCTCCAGTGGTTGTTCCCCTGGTTGGCGCAATCACGGTGGGGCCAGTCAATGCATCTTTGACTGTGATTCCACCTATTTCCACGTTGTAAGGTATGGTACCTCGGTTGCTGCCAGTGGCCACCAGATAACTGGGACTGGCAGCCTTGATTTCATATTCAACCAATTTGTTGGCCACTTTAAAATCAATTGCACTGATGGCCAATGGATAAAATTTTTCAACAAAAGCGCCGCCGCTGCTTGCCTGACTATCAGACGCCGAGGTATCTCCTGATCCAGTATTTTGAATGCCATTTGGTGCTCCGCCACGAACTAAATTTCCTTGGTCATCGTAGCCATAAAATCTGATGATCAGCAAGTATATGGGTGAAGTAAAATTGGTTTTTTTCTTTTCTGGTGTGCCCAGATATTCCTGGACAGCCTTGTCGAGGTTGGGTATGAGCGTGATTCCGTTGGGCTCGATCACTGTCAGTGTTATGTTATTGGCATTGTGGGCCGCATTGCTGCCTTTGCCCTGTATGGTAGAATTGATTTGAATTTTGTCTATGTAATAGTCATTGCTGAAATAAGTGTTTCTTCCAGCAATAGGAGCACCACCACTTTGTATCAACAGTTGTTTGCCTGGAAATACTTTTTTCTTTTGACTGATCAAGGTTTTGTATTCTTCTGGGCTTGTCAAATACAAGGATGCTGTATAGGTATAACTGGCATATTGATCCAACACATTGGCTTGCGGCGTAACACCACGATTAAACACATTGTCAATTTCTGCACGAGTGGAATTTTTTGTAGCTGTGCCGCTGTCATCACTTCTGGCTCCTACTCCTCCTTGTGTGGGTGCAAATGGTACTTGTTGAGCATCTTCGTCTCCAGGAGAGGCAAATGGTTGTGGGGGTGCGGGCGGAGTTGATTGTGTTTCTTCGGTGGTTCTTATGCGTCCGTCGGTGCCAAATTCAATTTCGTCTTCGGGAAGAACATTGAGTCCGGTGCTGCTTTGTACAAAGCCATCGTCGTCAACCGCTGCCGGTGGAGGATTTTGTACTGCGGCATTGTCGGATCTGGCACGCTGTTCTTCAGCAGTCACTTGTCCAGAGCTGGCTGTTCCGCCGCTGTTTTCTGACAAATTTGCCTGGCGTGCAAGAGCATCGGCTTGGTCTAGTTTAGCCTTTGCTTGTGCAATCAATTGTCGGGATAGGGCGAAGTTACTGGTGCCTAATTCATTTGATTGCAAAGACAAAGCCACAGCCTCATCTCGGAGTTTAAGTGCTTCGGCTCTGAGTTCTGCAGCGTTTGTAGTCATGTTAGAATCCCAACACAGTTCTTAATGTGGTAATCTTGGGCAGGTATATCACTGTTTCGGCTACGAAATCCAAAGGGGGCTTGGTCAGGGTATTGGGATTGCGTTGATAAAACACCCACCAAAGATTCGGTGTGTCATACAAGTCAAAGGCCAACAAGTCTGGTCTGTATTGATAAGTTTGATTGATCTTGAACAAGCGGTCATCGGGTTGTTTGGGTATGGCACGATTGACCATGACATCCAAGAAAAATTGACTGTATCCAGTTTGAAAATAAGGACTGGTTGATGTGTAATTGGCCATTACCAAAATCCTCCTTTGATCAAGTTACCATTGGCAAATTCCTTGACGCTGAACTGTTTGCTGACCTGTTGACGACTCTGTGTTGGCAACATGGTCACTGAGATTTCCATCTTGGTAGGCACGTAGGTAGGACGATTCAGCCCCAGCGTGGGTGGCGCTGGTGTATTGGGTATGGCTCCCTTGGTCAAGAAAGCCGTGGCCAATCTGTTTAGGCTGCCAAACACACCATTGGTGGCCACGCTTTGGCGATCTCTATTGGTGGTCAGGTTGGTTCCTATGTTGCCTGGGCTGCCGGCACGTATGTAATCCACCTCTGCGGGCAAGGTATATGTAAAATTCTGTATCAGGCACGGGTGTTCGTTAAACTGATATTCGCCCAGCCCAGTGAAATATACCAAGGGGGGTGGTGCGCCACGCTCGGCATCTTGCCCGTAGAACATCTTGGTAGCTGATTTGAAAAAAGTTATCACTGCCAACAAATAGTTGGCTTCGGCCGTGTCCTGGGCAGTAAACGTACCAGTGACCGTGATTGGGTCCACGTTGCTGCTTTGATAAAAGTATCCCTTGTAGTTGCTGTGTGTAAGGTCGTAGGGTGCATAATTGGCCTTGTAGGCTGTGCTGATGGTAGGAGTGTAGGGGAATATTACACCATCGGTCACTGTGAGTGGTTGCAGTATGCCCGGTTGTGGTGCATTGTACAGATACGTGCTTTGCGGTGCCAGCCTGATACGCACACGCCAGTCACCGTTGTTGATCTGTCGTCGTTGGCTGGCAATGGCCTGTTGTTGACGGGCTCTTTGTCGTGCTGTGAATTCAGTCGAGGCCTGTTCTTGGGCCACGGTAACCTGTTCGGGATTCAGCACACGATCGCCGTCGGCACTGAACTCTGTGAGATAACCGTCGATCTCTCCTGCAGGTTGATCTTCTGGCAGGATATTGAGTCCTGTACTACTTTCAGTAAATCCAAATTCGTCAACAGTCAGGGTTTCTCCGGTGTTGAGATCTACCAATTGGTTGTCTGCTTCCTCTGCTGGTATGTCTTCGGGCAGGACATTGAGTCCTGTGGCAGGATCTTCAACAAATCCGGCTTCGTCGGCTACACCTAGATTTTGACCAGTGTTGAGCAGTACCAGATCGTCTTCGCCGACCGCAGTTGGCACATCTTCAGCCAAAACATTGAGTCCGTTTTGTTCCACAAATACCGGATCATCAGTCTCTGGAAACTCTGGATCAGCTCCCGGTGGCACACCTACCAAGGCAGAATACGGTTGTGATGTTTCTGGCAAAGGTTGATCAGGGCTGGTATTAGTAGTGTTGGGCACAAGAAATTGTTGTGGCACCTGACCCTGCAAGGATGCTAAAGTTTCTTCGCTGATAGCATTTGCTCTTTGTTGATTTTCAACATTTTGTTGTAGTTCTGCTATTGTTGTTGCAGATGCACCACTTGCTCGAGCCTGCGCCAATGCCTGCTCACGATCCCTCAATGAGCCCTGGCCGTTTTCTACTGTTATTTTTTGGTTGTCAATTTCTGCTTGGTTAGGGGTAACATTAGTAATTTTGCCACCTGCGGGTGTGGCAGAAGATTCTCTGAACGGTGGGGTCACAGGATTTGCCTTGTTATAGGCATCAATTTCTTCCTTGGTCACAAAACGTGTAACACCGTTTTCAATAATGTATGGCATGTGCTTTTTCCTGTGTAGTATTTACCCAAAAAATAATCGGCTAACATAATGATCTCTGGTTGACAACTTGGAGTTTTGTGCTACAATAAATAATCAATTAGGAGATCTCCCAGTGGCAAACACTACCGCTACACTAGCAATACCAAAAACAGCACCACGTGTCAACTATCTCAACAATAGAGATATCTTAAAAGAAATACACCTAAGCAAGAATACCTACTGTAGCTACCTCGATCCTGTACAGGATCATCAGTACGATATCATACTGCCCACGTTGTTAAAAATCAATCAACGCACCATTGCCGAAGCAAGAAGAAATCGTGCAGATCGTTTAAAACGCGAAGGTACCATTGTGGATCCTAAAAAAATACCCAATACTGACCTGGTATTTAGAATCACCTGTTGGGAACACATACCCATGGCTCCAAAAAAAGTGCCCAAGTCACAGGCCAAGAAGAAAAAAATTGAAGACATTTTTGAATTAGAATTGTTGGATGAAGAAGATCCCCTGGCCGACTTGTTGGAAGTTCCTGTGTTGGATGAAAAACATGTAAGGCTGAACTTTCCTCCATTTTATCACTATCGCCTGGACGAAAACAAACAACCATATCAGGTGGGCAAAAGTCACTGGAGTGGCGACTTTGAGCATGGCGAATTCAGCAAGGATCACGGAACCATGACACGCAAGTTGGCCACCATGTTCATGAAATTGTGTGAACGCTATGCCACACGCAGCAACTGGCGTGGCTACACCTATAACGAAGAAATGCGCGGACAGGCCCTGTTGCAACTCAGTCAGATCGGCCTACAGTTTGATGAAAGCAAGAGTCAAAATCCGTTTGCCTATTACACTGCTGCTATCACCAATAGTTTTACCCGGATCCTGAATCTAGAAAAGAAAAATCAAAACATTCGTGACGACATGTTGGAAATGAACGGACTCAATCCCAGCTGGACTCGTCAGAATGCTGGCAAGAAAAATCCCAATTCAGGTATGATAGTTACAAACATTGACACAGCCGAGTACAACAACGAAACTTAGCCAAAGCACTTGCAAAGTCAAAACTCATAGTGTATACTATAATCTATGAGTCTATTTAAAAAAGTTGCAGTCTGCACTGATATTCACTTTGGTCTAAAATCAAATAGTCTGGCACACAATCAAGACTGTAGCAATTTTATTGACTGGTTTATAAAAACTGCCAAAGAAAACGGTTGCGAAACTGGTATGTTCTTGGGCGACTGGAGCCACCAACGTGCAGCTTTGAACATGCAGACCTTGCAGTACAGCCTGCGTAGTCTGGAAAAGTTAAGTGCCGCATTTGATCGCTTTTATTTTATCCCAGGCAATCATGACTTGTACTATCGTGACAAGCGTGATATCTATTCAACTGAATGGGCTCGACACATACCCAACATACAGATTGTCAACGATTGGTTCCAGGATGGCGATGTGGTAATTGCGCCCTGGTTGGTCGGAGACGATCACAAGCGTATTCCCAAGTTAAAAGGTCAATACATGTTTGGACACTTTGAACTGCCACATTTTAAAATGAACGCTATGGTGGAAATGCCCGATCATGGAGAAATACAAGTTGATCACTTTGGAAACTTTGACCGGGTATTTTCTGGACACTTCCACTTGCGACAGCAAAAGAAAAATATACATTACATTGGCAACTGTTTCCCACACAATTATGCCGATGCTGGCGATACTGCACGTGGCATGATGACTTTGGAATGGGGAAAAGATCCAGTGTTCCACGCCTGGCCAGGACAACCTTTGTACAAGGTACTAAAATTGAGTCAGGTCATAGATCATGCTCCGGACCTGCTGGCCCAGAACATGCATGTGCGTGTGGAGCTGGACATTGACATCAGCTATGAAGAAGCCAACTTTATCAAGGATACCTTTGTACGAGATTACCACTTGCGAGAAATGGCCTTGATTCCGGTAAAAAACAACACAGTAGACACCGACATGGCACCAGGAGAAATCAAGTTTGAAAGTGTGGATCAAATTGTTACTGACCAACTGACCAACATTGAAAGTGAGTTTTACGATCCTAAGATGTTGTTGAAAATCTATCAAAATCTATGAGTCAAGGGATCTATTATAAAAACAACACCTACGACGAACTGCGAGCTGTGGTGTTGGGCAATTATTATACGCCAGAATATTTTAGATTTATTACCAATGCCAGCATACGTGAACCTCTCATGCGTATTGCAGACGAAATCAATCAAGATCTAGACACGTTTGAAAAAATCCTAACACAACACGGCTCTCAAGTTGTAAGACCTCGATTGCCCACAGTGGATCAGTTTGTAGAGCATCACGAACAGACTCAACAATTTTTGATACCCCCTGTGAATCCTCGAGATTGCCACAGTGTAATTGGCGACATCATGTACAAAGTAAGTCCTCTCGATCAAAACAACCGATTGGTAGACGATTGCGTGGCCAACTACAACTCAACTCATCTGGTAGATCTATCGACCATCAACAAAGAATTTTATTACAACCGCATGGCTCGGGTGCAGGATTGTTACAATCCTCAAGTGGATACCTGGTACTGTCGCAACAAATATGCCGAACTGGCCGGACCCGACTGGCCCTGTTTTGAGGACTATGTGCAAGGCGCTAGATCCAGCCATCCTTTTATACAACAAGAACTGGATCAGTTTGCTTGGGACTTGTGTTATGAAACCAAAGAAGTACACTGGCTAGCAGGCCCCAATATCATGCTGGTCAACGATCACATTGTGGTCGATTGTATCGAATACTGTGACTATGCTGGATGGATTCGTGAACACATGAGCATTGGATCACGCACTGTCAGTCAAATAAACACCAAAGCCGGCCACACCGACGGTTGTTTTGTGATACTGGGTCAACAGACCATATTAGGCATTGATCCTTTGATTGATTATGCACGACATTTTCCTGGATACCATGTGATTGGAGTTCCTGCAGAAAGTTATCTGAGTCATCTAGATGATTTTTCAATCATGCAACAGCGTGTGGGTGGACGCTGGTGGGTTCCGGGCCAAGAGCACAATGAGGAATTTACAAATTTTGTGGAACTATACCTGCGTGATTGGACCGGGCATGTGCATGAGACTGTGTTTGATGTCAATGTATTGGCCGTAAATCCCGAAACCGTTTGTGTAAGTAATCACGATCCAGATATTTTTCGTCAACTAAAACAAAGAGGCATAGATCCAGTGGTTGTGCCTTGGCGACACAGATTTTTTGTGGACTGTGGTCTACACTGTTTGACTCTAGACCTACACCGCGGTAATGTGTTATAATTAAATCCATGATCCAAATAAAAAAACTAACCGTTAAAAACTTTATGAGTGTGGGTAACAGCACACAAGGCATTGATTTTGATCGAAAAGATCTGACCCTAGTCCTGGGAGAAAATCTGGACCTCGGAGGCGACGGCAGTCGCAATGGCACAGGCAAGACCACCATAATCAACGCACTCAGCTACAGCCTATATGGGCAGGCACTCAGCAACATACGCAAAGACAATCTGGTCAACAAGACCAACAGCAAAGGCATGATGGTCAGTTTGGACTTTGTGGTCAACGGTGCCGAATATCGAATTGAACGTGGGCGCAAACCCAATGTGTTGAAGTTTTACGTCAACAACAAAGAACAAGAAATCACCGATGATTCTCAAGGTGACAGTAGAGAAACACAAGATGCCATTGAACACACACTGGGTCTCAGTCATGACATGTTCAAACACATCCTGGCACTCAACACCTACACCGAACCGTTCTTGAGTTTGAAGGCCAACGATCAGAGAATCATCATTGAACAATTACTGGGCATTACCTTGCTCAGTGAACGGGCTGATCGGATCAAAGAACACAATAGACAAACCAAAGAGGCCATACAGCAGGAAGAGTTCCGTATTAGGGCAGTTCAAGAAGCCAACAAACGTATTGAAGAACAGATTGAAGCCTTGCGACGTAGACAGACCTTATGGGTGACTAAACATGAAGAAGAGATTGAAAAACTTGAAACCGCGCTTGAAGAACTCAAGAAGATTGACATTGAAGCCGAGATACAGGCCCACAAGGCGCACAAAGTATGGGATCAGAAGCGCAAGGACCTTAACGACCTGGCTGGACAGATCTCCCGCACGAAGCTTGATAAAGACCGCGAGAACAAAAGCATTGAGAAGCTTGGCAAGGAGATTGCGACACTTGAATCACATACATGTCACACCTGCGGGCAGGCTTTCCACGACTATAAGCACCAACAGGTCCTGGAAGGTAAGCAGGCTGATCTGGAGCGAGCGCGAGAAGCGTGCTCGGGACATACACAGCTCTTATCAGAACTTGAGACTGCCCACACGTCCCTGGGCACGTTAGGCCGGCCACCGGTCATGTTCTATGATCGTGAAGAAGATGCCATTGATCATAGATCTAGCATGGCCGCACTGCAAACGCAGTTGGAAAATAAACAGGCCGAAACAGATCCTTACGGTGAACAGATAGCGGACATGCAAGGACAGGCCCTGCAAGTGGTCACGTATGACACACTAAATGAACTCACTAGATTGCAAGAACATCAAGACTTCTTGCTCAAATTGCTGACCAGCAAGGACAGTTTTATACGCAAGAAGATCATTGAACAGAATTTGACTTATTTAAATGCCCGACTCACCTACTACTTGGACAGGATTGGCTTGCCACACACTGTGGTGTTCCAGAACGATTTGACTGTGAGCATTGAAGAGCTGGGACGTGAGTTAGATTTTGATAACCTAAGTCGTGGCGAACGCAATCGTTTGATCCTGAGCATGAGCTGGGCATTCCGTGATGTGTTTGAAAGTCTGTATCAACCTATCAATGTGTTGTTTATAGACGAAATGATCGACTCGGGCCTAGACACACAGGGTGTAGAAAATGCCTTGGCCTTGCTCAAACACATGAGTCGTGAACGTCACAAGAGCATATGGTTGGTAAGCCATAGAGACGAGTTGGCTGGGCGTGTGGAAAACATACTCAAAGTGGTCAAAGAAAACGGCTTTACCAGTTACAATACGGATGTAGAAATTGCCTAGTGGTCTGACATCGGTCATAAACAATAGTCCATGTCATGGCTATTCGAAAGCAAAACTATTGAAGTGTTACCCGAAGATTGCGTGGGTTTTGTTTATTTGATCACAAATAACACAACCGGCAGAAAGTATATTGGAAAAAAATTAGCAAAATTTAGCAAGACAACATATAAGGTAGTAAAACTCAAGAACGGCAACAAGAAACGCAAGAAAATACGTGGCAAAATCGAATCGGACTGGCAGACTTACTACGGCAGCAACGAACAACTCAACAAAGACATCCTGGCGCTGGGCGCTGACAACTTCACTCGCGAAATATTATACTACTGTAGGTCCAAGGCTGAATGTAGTTACATAGAAGCTCGCGAACAATTCTCAAGACGTGTATTAGAGTCGGATGACTGGTACAATGGACACATTCAAGTGCGTGTGCATGGTAGCCATATCCGCAAATTAAGCACCTAGTTTGGTCGAGGCAGCTCGACTCGCAAGGAGGAACGGTGAGATACCCGGTCCGGATAATCTTGTGTGTGCAAGGCAAATGCTAACTTAAGGCAACAAATGGTTTGAGCTCTGTGAAAAAGACACAACTCATGCTTATAGGACTTGGTTCTTCTCGGGTCACTAGGGTTCCGTTGATATGTGAAGCTTGAGTAGGGGGTACCGGTCAACCGCCTCCGTGTAGGAAACTACAATCTCATCAGAACGAAGTGACTGCTCCGACTCGGATAATGCAGATCAAATTCACCCGTTACTGGGTGAATTGTGACCACAAGATCTGGATAATACGGAAAAACAATAATTGATGAGCGACAGCGAATCAATAGATCTCTAAGAGATCTCAGAACTGGTCAGGCCAATCACGGAACAGTGCGTGCTGGATGTTGCCACTCACAAACTGATTGAAACTTTTGTGTTTGGTTTCTAATTCACCTTCAAGTGGAGCAACTCTCTTGAATGCCTCGTCCATCTGAGCCATGTTTTTAAATTCCATCAGGATCATCCATTCGGGCATGTCTGCAATGCTACGGAATCCCATTTTGCATCTAGTGATCCTGTAGCTTTGCATCTTGCCTTCAGAAATAAGATGATCAAAGAAACTTTTCATTCCGTTGACCCAGTCTAGGTCTGAGATATCGCCTTCTTTGTCTGCCCAAATTGTGTATAAGTCTGCCATTATTGTTGTGGTCCTAGTAGTTCAAAGCCGTCAAGGCCCTGTTTGTACAAGTGTGCTTGAT